TGGGATGAGATCCATGCAGAGCACAATGCAGTCGTGCAACGGCGAAAGGCGGCTGAATTGGCAGCTCAGAGAGAACGTGAACGGCTAGAGAAACAGCGGAAGGAACGAGCTCTGCTGGCTGTTGTTGTCGGTCTTGGCGGGATCATCCTGTATCACATCAGCGCATATATCTACGAGGCATGGCCGCGATGAAAGACGAAAAAGACATCCTTGCTTTTACTCTGGCAATCTCTGGTTTTGTCATCTGCCTGCTGATTAGCTTTGTATGGTGAGCCATGACTACGGAACAGATCGAGAGTAGGGTGTGGGCAGTCATTGCCCTATCACTCACATTCATCCTAGTTGTCTCTGTTGTCTCCATCATCCTCGGCGTGTTATTTGTCGAGCATGACATGGAGAACATCAGCCCGATTGATGAGAAATTTCTATCAATCCTGAAAGACGTAATGATGCTGTCTATCGGCGCTGTTGGTGGTATCGCTGGCCGCCAGGGTGCTAAAACCGCTGCTGAGCTGCTGAAGGGGAAAGATGATGATTCCGCTAGGCCCACTGCTTGAGGTTGGTTCTAAGATCCTAGATCGTGTCTTGCCTGACCCGGAGGCCGCTGCTAAAGCAAAGTCGGAGCTTGCAGCGTTAGAACAGAACGGTGAACTTGCCCGCATGGCGAATGAAACCAAGCTGTTCGAGGTGGAGCAAGCCAATACGACTGAGCGCTGGAAAGCGGACATGGGGTCTGATAGCTGGCTGTCTAAGAACATCAGGCCTATGACGTTGATTGCCATCCTGGGGGCTTACTTTATTTTTGCGTCAGCCTCAGCGTTTGGGTGGAGCGTTAACGAGTCTTACGTTAAATTGCTAGGCGAGTGGGGCCAGTTAATCATGCTGGCATATTTCGGCGGTAGAACTGCTGAAAAGATATTTGCCAAAAGAGAGCCAAAATGAATCAAAGCCTTGTAATGGAACTGTTTGAATACAGGGACGGGTCGCTTTTTTGGCGCGAAAATTACGGCAAAATTAAGGCTGGGTCTAAAGCTGGGACTCCAAGAAAAAAAGGCCACATTCAAATTCAATATAAAGGCAAATTATATAGAGAGCATACTTTAGTTTGGATTTTATTTTATGGGGCAGCGCCTGAAAAGTTGATTGATCACATAAATTGCATCCCAAATGATAATCGGATTGAGAATTTGAGACTTGCAACAAATGCACAAAACTTAGCCAATCGTGGCCGCAATAAATCTAATACAAGCGGGTTTAAAGGGGTTTGGTTGCATAGTCAGACTAAGCGATGGGCGGCTTCAATCAAACATCTTGGGAAAAAGTATAGCCTTGGGTGCTACGACACCGCTTTAGAGGCTCACGAAGCATACAAACAAGCTAGTATAAAATTAAACGGCGAATTTGCTAGGGCATAATTAAATGATTACGCTCGAACAACTGCGGGTATCAACTGGAGCAACAGAGGCTAACGCAGCCAAATATTTGGATGCCATCAACAATGTTCTAGGTTTGTACCAGATTGACACACCTCGAAAGATCGCAGGTTTCTTGAGTCAGGTCGGGCACGAGTCCGGTGGGTTGTCTATCGTTGTCGAGAACCTGAACTATCGTGTCGAGGCTCTGTTGTCGATGTTCGGTCGCCACAGGATCAGCGAGGAAGATGCCAGGAAGTACGGGCGCACTCCTGATAGACCTGCCAATCAGGAAGCTATTGCAAACTGTCTATACGGCGGTTCCTGGGGCGCAAAGAGCCTTGGTAATACCGAGATAGGTGATGGGTGGAAATTTCGCGGCAGAGGCTTAAAACAGCTCACAGGGCGTCTCAATTATCGTATGTGTGGTGATGCTCTAGGGTTGAACCTGATCGACGATCCTGACTTGCTTGCAGAGCCTACAGCGGCGGCATTGTCTGCTGGCTGGTTCTGGGCATCCAGAAGGCCGATGGGAATAGAGGAAGCCGCCGAGAATCAAGATGTAGCCAAGATGACCAAGCTGATAAACGGCGGCGATATAGGGCTGACTCAGCGCACAGCGTTGTTCCGTCGTGCGCTAGAAATTCTTTAAAACGGTAGATCCTCTTTAAAGCCGTCTTTAGGACGAGGCTCCATTAGTGTAGCCCAGCCATCCCAGTTGACAGGGATTGTGTCAATCTTGATGGCGAGCTTGCCTGATTTAGTCTCCATTACCGTGCCGATTTTAGACCAGCGCGTCTTTTCTTCTCCGTCTTTTGTGTACTTGCCGATTGCTGCTGATATTTCATACTTAATCATTTTTGTTCCAGTTTACTGATTGCTGTTTGGGTTTCGTTCAAGAAGTCGCGGACTTTGTTTTCCAGGTCGGTTATAGCCTCCTGTGTTGGTTGGAACCTGACGACAAACAAGCGCAAATGCTCCGGTAGGCGTGGATCGAAACTCACAAAATCGCACCATTTTTTCCCTGTTACTGCGAGTTGAGCCATCATCTGAGGTTGATGTTTGGCAGGTGATTTCTTGCCAAGAATCCAGTCTAGATGAGTGGTTGTATTGGGGCACTTGATTTCGATGAGCCCCTCACCTACAACGCCGTCTGGAGACGCGCCGAACCACTCTATAGACGGATGCTTGATGAATCCAACCTCCTCTACCAGATCGTGCTCTGCCTGATACGCAGCGCGGGCCAAAGGTTCCGTTTCGGTGCCCCATTGCATAGCAGCGTTGGTGAACGACTCCTGTTGCTGTCCGGTGAGTCTTTCTGCCACAAGCTGAATCATATAGTTCCGGCGAGTAGCGGTGTCTTTGCCAGCAATGGCGTCTGACACCCTGGATGCTGTGACATGTCCTAACCTAGCCTGGAACCACTCATCTGTCCGCTGGTTCATTTTTTATACGCTCGCACAAAGGATTTCATTGGATACCGCCAGATTGGCTGATCGTAGAACCTGCGCTGATGAAGCTCATGTTCCTGCCAGAACAGATGTGGTTTTGCTTTCTTGATGGACGCAATGGCGTCGTCTAGTGCCTTGTTGTCACCGATCTTTTGATAGGGCAGCTTCCAATCAACTTTGCGAACGTACTGTTTCAGTTCTGGGAACATTTTTCGACTCCTGTTTGTGTGATGCTGTAGGACAACATTGGTTTACCGTTGATGAGCTTAGCGCCTGCACGCTGGATAAGACCTTTTCTCTCCAGTTGGATGAGCCTGGGTGAGATCGACCGATACAGAACGTCCGGCATGCTGTCAGCGATCTCCTGGCACGTTTGGTTAGGCGTGTCATGCAAGCGTTTAAGAACCTTCATGGCAATCGTCTCCGCACGCTGGGGAGTCATTGCATTTTTGCTTGTCTCCGGGTCTGTGGCGCGGGACATTGGCATAAATGGCCACGGGCTATTTAGCATTGCCAATCTCCATCAGTTGCGCTTTCCTGTCGTTCTTTGCAGATTCCAGCATGGCGAGTGCTGACTTGTTGTTTTGGAAGACTTTGTAGGCTTGAGCGTAGGCAGTCTTAAGGTCGTCCATCGATGCAGCGGCATACATTGCGTCTAACATGGGTTTTGGGTCGTGCTTGCTGGCAGCGTTACCGTCATCGTCTTCCGGAGCTACCGCGCAGGCGGTCATAAGGCTATACCTGCGAGCGTAACTAAGCGCCGAGCCATAGCCCTGTGGGTCGTGTTTGCTGGCAGGAACATGCAGTTTCCCAGCGGAGTAAGTCTCGCCTGACTCGTGTACAAACACTGTTTCAACAATCACCCCATCCTGGCACTCATATGTGTGCTGGATAAGCGCAATGCCGTTGATGTTGAGTGCGTCAATCACCGCTTCTACGACTGCTGCCAAATCTGCGTACCGGCTCTTGAAGTGCGGATTCGTTGAGCTCTTGAGTGCTGGGCCGAATGCTCGTTGTGCTTTCACTAACGCTGTTGCTATCTGTTGCATAGTTCCCTCTGAATGATTGCCACTTGTTGACGTACTGTTGCTGCTCTGATGGAGGCACCCAGCCATGCCTCTTAAACGTGTTTAGGACGTTTGTTGCTGCTGCTGGCGTCCACACAAACTCAGGACTCAAAATAGATCCCAAAAGAACCTCCCGATAGTTGATACCTCTCCCACTGACATGTCTACTAGGGTAATCCCTAGCATGACTCCAAACGCTACAAATGCGGCAAGCTGAAGAATTTTCATGCCGCCCACCCTTGTTTTTTGTAGAACGCAAACACGATCTGCCTTGCGCGGGTTTCAACAAACAAGTCGCGGAGCTTGTCGGCAATCCAAATGACCTCAGACGGGTTGCGGCGGATTGCGTCCTCAATCTGATTCTGCACATCGAGGTAACGATCATCAAAGTGGTCATACATGAAGTCTGCAAACTCGGACTGCGGCAGTTCGTGGTATTCCTGAAGGGCGTCTTTGCGAGCTGCGTCCCACATTTCTTGCTCTGCGCCAGACCAGAAAAACACTTCAGCGTCATCAAGAATCGGTTCTTCGTACATGTCAATCTCCCGTGTTGGTGAAGCCATTGTGCAGGTTTGGTATGTGCCTGACAAGGAAAATATTTTTATAGATTTTACAGCATCATTAGCTTTTCTCTATTGCAGCTTAGTAGCAATGTGTAGTATTCTAGCATTTTTGGAGGAGCGATGAATCCTTATCTAAAGCTTGCAATAGCGATGTTGGGCGGCACGAACGAGGCCGCGCAAAAGTTGGGTGTCTCGAGGTATTCCATCTACCAATGGAGTCAGTCCATCCCTCTCAAGCGAGCCTTGCAGATAGAGGAGATGACTGGAGGACAGGTGTTGGCGTCTCAACTGAAACCGGAATTTTTTAATGAACTTAAGACATAACATTGTCTCCGTCTCTGGCGGCAAGGACTCCACTGCTCTGCTGCTGCTGGCTATCGAGCGGAAAACGGAGAACCTACAGGCATGGTTCGCGGATACCGGGCATGAGCACCAGCAGACCTACGAGTACATCGAATACCTGTCGCGGAATGTCTGGCCTATCAGGACGATCAAGGCAGACTTCTCCGCACAGATCGCACGAAAGCGCGAGTTCGTGGCTACTAGGTGGCGCGAGCAAGGAGTGCCAGAGGAGCGCGTCCTGAAGGCCTTGGAGGCGCTTGTTCCGACTGGAAACCCATTTCTTGACCTGTGCTTATGGAAAGGCAGGTTCCCGTCTACAAAAGCTCGGTTCTGTAGCGAAGAATTAAAGCGCAACCCTATCGTTGAGGCCCAGATAGAACTGTTGGATGCTGGAGACGAAATCTGGTCATGGCAGGGCGTTAGAGCAGACGAAAGCATTGCTCGCAGAGACTTGCCGGAACTGGATGAGGTTGGTGGAGGCCTCTGGAACTATCGCCCGATCTTGAAGTGGACAGCAGATGACTGCTTTGCCATGCACAAGAAGCACGGCATCAAGCACAACCCTCTCTATGAACAAGGTATGGGTCGAGTAGGCTGCATGCCTTGCATACACACCAGGAAAGACGAGTTGCTAGAAATCAGCAAGCGCTTCCCAGAGGAGGTGGAGCGTGTTGCAAAGTGGGAACAATTAGTCCAGTCCGCTAGTAAAACAGGCACAGCAACGCTGCTAAACGCTGGGATTAAAGGGCTATCAAATCAAGAGGCCGAGGCGGCCAGCAACATTTATGCAATGGTGGAGTGGTCAAAAACCAGTAAAGGTCGCCGCCAATACGACTTCTTAAGAATGGAAGAAGGCCCATCCTGTTCATCTATTTACGGACTTTGCGAATGAGCTTAACGGCAAGATCGACCGCCCTGTTGCGTGAGCGAGGCTACACAGTGGCGACTGTTGAGCATTACAACGCTTTTACCAAGCGCAAGCATGACTTGTTCGGCTGTATCGACTTATTGGCCATCGGCAACGGTGAGACAGTGGCTGTCCAGGTGACAAGCAAATCCAACTTGGCAGCTCGCAGACACAAGGTCGAGGAGGCCGAGGCTTATCCTGAGATGCTGCGGTCAAAGTGGCGGGTCATCTTGCATGGCTGGTTCAAGGAGAACAACAGGTGGCAACTCAAGGAGGTCGAGCTGTGATCTTCCTGCTAACCAGCGAGAGTACCCGCAAACAGGCTTTAGAGGCCCTCAGAAACGTCAAACTAGGTATGGTGGTACGTATAGAGCCATCCAGCCGTACAAACGCTCAGAACGCATTCTATTGGGCCTGCCTATCCGCTATTAGCGATCAGATCCGGCCAGGGAAAGAGCACAGCAGGGATGTGTGGCACGAGTATTTCAAACAGTTGTTCTTGCCGACCAGGATGCTGGAGTTGCCAAACGGTCAGCTAGTAGAGCAGCAAGCGTCGACTGCGAGTCTAAACAAGGCCGATTTCTCAACATATGTTGAACAGGTGTTGCAATGGGCGACGGAGCGGGGTCTGATCTGGACAGACGATATGAATGTGATGCGTGCGGAAAACGCCATGCTTCAGCCCGAATAATAGTTCTGCCAGACGGAACAGAGGTCGGCTTGCAGTCGAAGGAGTTTGCTCTGTGGTGCGAGGCTAAGTGGTATCTGTCTCAGACAAAGCGCAAGCAATCTGAATACATTGACAAGTTGTCAGACGCCAGAAAAGACCAGTTGAGGCCCTATGTTCAGAAGCAAAAGACTCTTGCAGGCCGTTAGCACCCTATCCTGCCAGCACTGCGGGATGGATGGCATGACCCAGGCAGCGCATGCCAACTGGGGTGTATACGGTAAAGGGATGAGCATGAAAGCGCACGACTGCTTTGTGGCTGCGCTGT